CACAAGGGAATTTCCATATTGAATTGAATTAGAGTTGTTTATCCATCCTCCATCAAAAGTTGGAGCTCCATTGATTATGGTCTGGGGAATTGTTTGGTCTAATTGCAAATAATAAGTATCAGCAAGAGCTTTGGTGAGAAAGCCCGTAGCCGTCTGGTAGTAATCAAATTGTCCCGTAAACGGGTTTAGTTTATATGGCATTGTATAAATTCTTTTACTTGCTCTAAATTATTATTTTTCTTACCATATTTTTTGTGAAACTCTTTATGACAAGGTCTGCAAAAAGTAATACCATTGTCTAATGCAAATCGTAGTTCTGGGTATTGTGCGAAGTTTAATATGTGGTGTGCCACCAATAAACTTACCCTTCTTTCTCCGCATTTTTTACAACAATTAAAACCTAAATTAAATACTGAATCTTGCCACAACTTATATTCTAATGAGCCACGAATTATATTATTTATCGGTTTTCTGCCATCTATCCATCCACCATTATTCTTCCCTGAAAGTTGAGGACATTTTTTACCCTTATTCCAAGATGGTCTGCCTAAATTTATTTTATTCTCCTTAGAAAAACTATAAGCATTTGATATTTTTTTGTGACCTTTTTTAAAACTACCAGAATTAGGTTTGGCTAATTTGGGGTGTAATTTGAACCAGGGGGTATTTCCTTTTTTGAATTTTGTGTCAACCATATTATGAAGTTCGTTTAGCTTCTGTTATATTACCATTTACATCATAAGTAAGCGATAAAACTGCCTGTTGATTGCCCGATAAATAATAAGTAATTGTTGCTGGATTGTTGTTAGCGTCATATCCACTCAATTTTACATCATCATAATCATCTATCGCAAAAGGAGAAATAGCGGGATTTATCGGTGAACCATTCCTGTTCTTTATCCCCATCGTTGAGTTCCACTTCAAGTTTCTAATCAGTTCTTCGGTGTTTTTTGAACTCTGACCATACTGTCCTAATTGTGTCCCTAAGTCCTTAAAGAATCCCGACATATCCTGTTGTTTTACGGGTTTTGAAAGTATGTCTTTTGTTTCGGTTAAGACTTCTAAGAGTGGTGTGAGGTCGGTGGGTTTAATTTTAGATACTCGTGTTTCAACCTTATCAATTCTCTGATTAAAGAAGTCTTTTATACCCTCTAACGCTTTACCAAAAGAACCTACGTCTTTTACGGACGCTTGTATATTATCCAGCTTATCCTGTTTTTGCATTTCAGATATTTCCTCCGGCGTACTTATTCCTTCAAGTATCTTTCGGAGTTTTTGTTTTTGGTCGTTATTTACCATAAATTACGCCACGAACGGCATCTTTTACTTCTTTTAATTTAGAATCATATTCTCCCCTAACTTTCTCGGTGATTTCCTTAGTTTGTTTGTCTTTTTCTTCCTGTTTTGCTTTCTCGGCTAATTGTTCTTCAATAGTTGAGTCATCTTGTAGGTATCCCCATTTGATGAGGTCTTTTTTAGAACGGTCGTAGTGGGAAGTAAAGTCATTGCGATAAAATCCCTTTGGGACAAGTATCTTTTTTAAAAGTTTAGCGGTTGCTTCTCCGGCTTCTTTTGGAGTATCTCCTTGTCCGGTTATGATTGCGACATACCCGTCTGGTATAGCTACCTTTATTTTTCCGTCTTTATAGTAAATATATTGCGGGTGAAAATTATCTATATCTTGCTTGTTTAGTTTTTCTTTAAAATCAACAGTTAAATCTTCTGAAGTTGTTAATCTCATTTCCATTAACTCTTTTAAATCTTCAACACTATGTTTCTTTTGTGATTTGAATTTATCATCAATTATATTTCTGATTTTATCATCTGTTGAGTTTGGAAAAGGCGGTGCGTATAAGAAACAAGGAATAGTCCACCTGCCATCATATTCAAAAGGTATTTGTTGCCCATCTGCACACGCTTTTAAAAACTCACCCCAGCCAGTTTTATGAATTGCAGTTTGTCCGCTTGTAGTAGGACTCCCGAATCGCATAGTCCATTCAAGAAAATAAACTCCGGTTTCATTGATGATACAGTTTGCGTCCACATCTCCTCTGAAATCAACCTTCTTTAAAATATCTCTCATCTTATCAAGAGTTTCTAAAAAGATTTTATTACTTTTAGCGGGAGTATATTTTAAAAGTGAAAACATCTCACCCGTAGATACGGACATATCTCCTGGCATTAAACTTTTATGCTCGTAGCAGATTTCACAAAATTCTTCACCATCTTTATCCTTCATAAATTCAGTCCCATTGAAATATGCACCAGCTCCTATTTCGTGTCCTTCAATTTTTTCTTGTAATGTGAATGTTTGGGGTAGTCCGTCCGGCCATTTTTCTTCTAACCATTCTAAATAATCAATAATATCGCGGCTGTCCTCACACTTGCTGACAAAATTTAACCCCTTCAACCCGTCTAACGCCCCATTTTGTTTCATCACCCACACTTTAGGATTTGATTTTATAAATTCTTTTATATCGCTTATTTTTGTAAATTCTTGTGAACTGGGAACTTTAATTCCTGCTAATTTTGCTATCGCTTCGCCTTTGGCTCGGTCAAGTTCCATAGCATCTGATTTTTTACTACCGCCTATAACTGAATATCCCTGCTTTCTTAAATCAGACGGTTCATCTCCAAAATCACACTCATCATAAATTATTAAATCCGTTCCTTTTAAATCCTTTAATCTTTTTTCATACGGTAGTTTTGTAATTGAACCATCAAGAGTTTTGGTTTCTTCTTCCACACAAACTAAAACTTCGTGTCCTTCTTTTTTAAGGCGTAAAATTAGGTCGGGGTCAATCATATCTTTAGTTATGTAGCGGATTTTTAATTTCATTGATTTTTTATGTTATTTATGGGATAATATAGTATATGATAGATATTTTAGCAATCTTAATGATAGTTATAGGAGTCTATTTAATGAAGTGGGGATTTTCTAAAAATTCCCAGTAACTATTCGTCTTATTCCTTCTGCTGTGAATAAAGTTCCAGCACCTCCTCCTATTGCCCACTTAATTATTCTCCCTTTCCACGCTTTTCTCAAGTCGCTATATTTTTTTGAGTTTAATGCGTCTAATTTATTAGCTTGGTCTTGAGTAATTTTATTCTTTGCTAAATCGTCTTGAATCTGTTGGGATTTTAATTGCTCTACTCTCAATGCTTCATTGTCTAAATTCTGTTGAGTTGCGGCGGCTTTGTTTGCCAGTGATGTTTTTTCGTTTGAAGACATTTTGCTTAAGGTTTCTTTTAAGTTATCAGTAAGTGGTTGACCAGTTTCATCTTCAATAGTTTTTATAAATTTAGCATTTCCAGCATCTACTCCTTTTGCGGCATTTATTAGCTTATTAGCTTGTGTATCAGTTGTTAATCCTGATTTATTATACATATCAAAAGAACTATCTATTCTTTCTAACTGTGGAGCCCATTCTGACCACATTTTATTGGCTGCCGAAAAGTCAACACCATTCTGTTTCATTATATTATTCAAAACTTTAATAGCTTGATTGTTAGCATAATCGCTTGGATTATAATTTCCAACACTTTCTCTTAATTGAGAAGTTTTATCATAAATTTCACCTAAGGTAATGTTCCCACCCCTACCAGTTCCTTCAATACCTAATTGTTTTTTAACAATAGCTGCAACATTCGGGTCGCTAACAGTTTCATCTATAGTCTTACTGAGTTGTATTTTTTTTATATTAACATCTTCTTTACCCGCTATAGCTTCATCTCTTATTTGTCCAAATTGAACGCTTTTATCTTTAGCTAACTGTCTTGCTGGTTGCCTTAAGTCTTCAACATTTTTATTTGCCCTTTGAGATAACTCTTTTTCCAAATCAGCAGCCTGTTTATCGGTAGTAGCCATTTTACTTTGCAAATCTTCACTAATTTGCTGTTTGGTAATCCCCGATGAAGACTCTATGCCTGTTTTTGCAATATCAGATTGTTCTTTTAACGCACCTATTTTAATTTTTCCTTCAGATTTTATTCCTTTTTCGGCATTGTCGTACCAAACTTTTTGTTCACTTGGATTTAATTTATAAACATCTTCTGAACTTATAGCTAAAATTTCTTCTTCGGTTTTTCCAGCAGCCATTTTAGCTATCGCTTCAAATCCTCCCTTAGCAATGCTCGGTGCTTTTGTTATTACATCAGCAGCTGTGCCAGCAAGAGGGAGTAAAATTTCACCAACATTTGCCGCAGTAGCCCCACCCTGTTGAGCTTGATTTTGTGGAGCCATTTGGTTTTGCAAATCAGTCCCTGTTTGTATGGCTTGATTATATGGAACATCTCCTTGAGCTAATTGTGCAGGAGTTGCTTTTTGATTAAATACTGTATTTGAAGATGGTTTTAGTGCATTAACAACCCACTTTCCTAAACCTATAGCTTGGCTACCAAGAGTATTTGCTATCCCTATTCCCGCCTGTTCTAATCCTTGAAGAAAAGTAGGAGAACTATATATTCCATCTTTATTTTTAGTTACACCCATACTTGCATAATCTGGTTGTTTGGTAGTAGGTGCAGTAACAGTATAAGAACCCTGCGGCAACTGATTTATGTTTGTCGGAGTGCTTACTACATTATAACTTCCTTGTGGTAAATCTTTTATATTCATTTTATTGAGGTGTTAAATTTCCTTGTGCGTCAACTGTATAATTTTTACCTTGATAATTTATAACTGACCCCGCTGGTGGAGGAGTTGGTGTTGCATTTGAACCCCCTGAGTTATTACCCGTCGGGCTTCCATAAATATAATTATAGAATTGACTTAGTGTTCCAGTGGTATCAAGATTATTAAGTTGATTTTGGCGAGAGCTGATAATTCCTCCTCCTAATGTTTGAAGCGTAGATAATGATTGTTGCAAATCACCAATGGTTATGTTCCCATTAAGAATATCTTGTGCTCTTGCGTTGCTACTAACTGTTGCCATTCCTCCACGACTGAATACATTTGAATAATCGTTAGCTACTTCTTGAAGTGCCGCCTGATAAGCCCTGATAGTTCCGCTATCTCCTATTTGTTTTGAAATATCATTAAGTGTTTGGTTGGCAAAAGTAGCGTCATTTAAGTTAATTCCAGCTTGACCAAAAATGTTAATTACTTGGTCTCCATTTGTAGTTGCACTCTTTAATGAAGCATCAACAGAGTTTAAATCAATAATTTGTTTTTTAACAGCAGCAGAAGCCCCAGCATAGGCTTGTTGAAGTTCCGACTGATTTACTCCTGAAGCGGTAACCAATGCAGATGATTTATTGCCAATGGCATTTTTAAGAGTTTTTCCGTCTGTAGAAGAACCACTTAGTCCTCCTAAAAATTTCTGCACAGTAAGAGTTTTGTCCAAAGCCAACATTATAGCACTCTGCCATACATAATTAGGAGTTCTACCGCCTATTATTGGGTCATTTCCAGCAGAACCAGATGGCGGAGGCGTAGCATCGTTAGTATTCCACATTTTAGCTTCTATATTTGCAACATATTGATTTATACTCGGCATACCGCCCGCTTGAGGTTTATCTGCTGCTGGAGTTCCAACTATTTGAGCTGCGGCATCTCCGCCATAATAAGCAGCTAAAATTTTATCTGTGTTACCACCATATTGAGTATTAAGATTATTCATTATTTGTTGATATTCTTGGTCTTGAAGGGCTGGTGTGTTTAAAAATGTCTGAACATCTTGTGGATTATTTGGGTCTAATGGTTGTCCTGTTGCGGGATTTGTTACATCTGATAAATGAGAAGGCATTATCTGGTATTTACCCAATGCACCAGCGGGGCTTACAGCTAAATAATTACCTCCGCTTTCTTGACTAACTTGTGCTTGTTCTAAACTCATATTTCCCGAACCAGTAATAGCAGGATTTGCACTAAGTGCATTTTTAACATAAGGAGCAACCCCTAATTTTTGGAGATTAGCCGATAATTGGTCTGTAACACTTTTTCCTAATATCGGAGACATAGCTTGAACCAAATCCCCTAATTGATAACCAGTATTAGTGGAATATGTCATTAAATTATTAAGTGCTGATATGGTTTTTGTCTGATTAGCTTCATATCCTTGCGTTAAATAAGATATTGAATTAGCTACTGATTGATTCCTTCCCTGTAAGCTATCATTGATAACCTGCATTTGAAGCTTCATCTGGTCTTGGTTTCCGGACTGAACTATCGCGGCGACATCTGGTGGCAAACTTTGAAGTTCCTGCTGACTCAATGGTTGGTCAAAAAGGGCTTTTGAGATAAGATTTTTTTGTTGAACCAACTGATTATTCTGTTGCCCAACATTATTCATATTATTCAAAAGTCCCAAAAAGGTGTCATCTGGTATTCCTGAACCAGATGTCGGAGTTGCAGGTGCATTCTGGTCGGGAGTAGCCGCAGTTAAAACACTCTGCGGTATTTGTTGCCCCGCATATTGTCCGCCTACTCCATATCCGGCAGCGTTTCCTGCCGCCACTTGGTCGTTAAGAGTATTTATTTGACTTTGAATTTGTGTTGGGTCTGCCATAATTATTGTGTTAAATTATAAGTTGTAGCTGGCTGGTCTAATTTTATACTATTTGCCGCTTCTGTATCAATCGCTTGCTGTTTCGCTAATGGTTGAGTTCCAGTAATTCCACCCAATACTTGACCTTGAAGTGTTTGATTTTGTCCTGTTAGGGGGTTCAGATAAGTAGCAGAAAGATTTTGTCCTTGTGCCGCAGTTGAGCCATAAGTTCCAGTATATCCTGATGCCGCTTGATTTAATTGGTTTTGAATTTGTTGAGCCGTGCTTGTAATTATGCCCTGATTTTGAGTATTTAATTGTTGTTGAGCACCCTGCCTGAAAGACGAGTAAGCAGTCCCCTGACCACCAAAAGTCTTTTCCAATCCTGCCTGAGCTTGTTGCATTTGTGCCTGTTGTGTTTGTGCGGTAACATTTAATTGAGTTTGTATATTTTGTATTCCTTGTTGTAATGTTTGAGTATCTAAATTAAGAGCATCGCCATAAGTTGCTAAAAGCGTAGGGTCATTTGTGGCTTGATTTATGTATGTTTGAACTGGTTGGGCTGTCGCACTTTGTCCGTATGCGGCTAATTGAGCACTATGCCCTACTTCAAAAATCATTTGCTGAGTCGCACTCATCTGATTCCAAGCATCTTGAGTTACCCCATAAGCTGCATAAGCGGCATTCCAAGCTAAACCAGTAGGCGTTGTGGTGGTAGAACTGCTCGTTCCTGTTGTAGAACCTGTTTGGCTACCAGTTTGAGAGCTTGATGCACCAGAGCCGTTGTTTTGTGCGTTTGAGGTGATCTTAACGGGTGGTTGTGCCTTTGATTGTGCCTTTTTAACAGGAAATTGAGATGCAAACGGTCCAGTTCCTGCACCATAGGACTTTCCTTGATAAGTGTACCCCCCCGAGCCATCTGGTTGGGGTTGTTCTGTCTGTTGAGTTTGATAGGGGTTAGTATTGTTGAATATGTTTGTTGCCATAAATTATTTTTTTATTGATTCGCAATCAAAATCTTCAAAACCTTTCCTTACTCCTGTTGCTAACCAATTATTATTATCTTTATCTTTTATAATTTGAATACTATTTTCAACTGTTATCGCTGAAAAGTGGTCTGGTAAATTAACATCTCCATTCCCCCTGCACATAACTAACACTTCTGGGGATTCAGGACAAACATATCTCAATTTTCTATCTGCTTTTAATGGGTGGTCAATAATAAAACTTTTTGTATTTCCACCAACATCTCCGTTAACATAAATACCAGTAAAACTACCATCATCTCCATCTATGTGAAGAGTTCCAGTATCAAGCATATAAATAACCGCTGAATCTCCCAATGAATCCCATATTTTAATGAATCCATCTCCTGTTCCGTGAGCGGCGTGAGGTGTTATGTATATCTTTATACCTTGAGTAGAACTTGTTTCTGTTTGGAATGTTGAGCCAGTAATTGTTCCACCAGTAATGGTTGTTCCAGTAATTGAACCGCCAGAAATAGTATTACCCGTAATAGATGTTCCCGTTATGGTTGTTCCTGATATAGTCCCCCCTGTAATTGTATTACCAGTTATAGAACTTCCTGAAATTGAGGCGGCAGTTATTACATTTCCATTTAATGTCCCCCTAAATACTCCATTATTACCTTCAAAGTTTCCGTTATAAAACAACTTCCAACCATTTTGTCCTTGAACATAATTAGCCGAATAAATATCATTTGAAAAATATCCTGAACCTAAACTTTGCGGTGCGGTGGGGTTGGACACCGAGTTGTAAATCGTTGAAAGTGAAGGAATAGAATAAGAACCTAAGGTTGTAAGTCCTGTGCAAATTCCTAAATTATTATAGACATCTGAAAATGGTAAAGTATTATTTGACATTATGATTTTGTTATTCCCATATCAGTTATATTTTCTATTTGCAAACCTTCAAATGTCGGTGCTGTCCCTGAACTTTCTCCAAAAATACGAAAAGAAAAGAAATAACCTTCTAAATTTATATCATTTATGATATTAACTCTCTTGCTTAAATCTCCTTCTAAGTCTTGGTAATCTTTTCCAGCATCATCTGACTTTACTTGAAGCTGACAATCGTTCAAACCATCTCCAAAAACTACAATCTTATCTGAAATCTTGTTTAAGTGGCTTCGGTCTTGACACTCCTGCTCCTGAAAGATGAGTTCATAGTTAATCGGAGTAGTATTATCAGTAGTCCCTTTGTTAAAAACCTGAACCAAACTTGAAGTATCAGCCGAAATCATATATCTCTTATCTCCTGTAATCGTATATTGAGTAAAAAATGAAGGTTGCTGTGCGTAATAATGGGTTGACCACGCTTGGTCTCTCGGACTAAATTTTAAAACTACATTATTATATGTTTTCTGGTCGTTTTTGTTTAAGTTAAGAGTTATATTTCCTATTGAAAAATATACATTAAGACCATCTGTTCCAGCACAAACCCCTGGATTTGCCGAAGTTCCATTTCCCACCCAGTTAGTTTGAGGAATAGCGTTTATAAAATCCTGAACTCCTAATCTTGAAATTTCTTGCGGTATATCTCCCGATGTCTGACAGATATTGTATCCACTGAAAAAATAAACTATTCCCTGACAATTTACTATTGCTTCCTGTGAAACTGCACCGAAGTTGCAGATACTTTGTGTATCAACTGTCTGGTTTATAACATCTAACCTATAAAGTCCTTGATTTTTGAAAATAAGCGTAGTGTTAGAGGTTTCAGCAAAACCTGTAATACGAGAATTATCGTCTGGGTTAATGTCAATCCAGCCAGCTGTTCCTGTTGTCGGAGGAGTTGAACTTACCCACCAGTTAATCCCATTAACAGAGTCTGCCAGAGAAGAAAGATAAACTCTATCAGGATAAGTTGGGTCGCCTGCTAATAATAGATGTGCTTTTGAACTGAAAATAAGCGAAGGATAAACCCCTGTTAACGGGTGGCTTGTTCCCGAAAGATAAGTGGTTGAATCCCAAGTTGCTCCGTCTGCTGATGAATATGGAACTTCCGAACCATTAACTTCAAAAATTCTTCCCAATAGAGTGGCAAACCTAACTTTGTATTGTCCGTTAGCCCCCGCAGTATGGAGTGTTGTTAAATTAGAAGTAGTCCAAGTTGTTCCGTTGTAATACCAAAGTGAAGTAGTGTTGGTTGCACCGTTGGCGGCATAGACTAAATAGTCGTTTGCAAGAGTTGGTTTGTAAAACTCTGCTAATCCCAAAGGTAGGGCGGCGGCTACTGGTGTTCCGATTGATGTCGTGCCAGAACGGACTACTGCACTTCCGATTTTTTGGTCAAACGAAAAATTCATTGCGTGTTCAACCGAATTTTGAGGAATTAAAGACTCTTCAACTGCATCGTTGTTTATCCTCCCCCTGCTCATATCCCTTAAAATAATTGGTTGAACTTTTGTTGACATATTTTAGTAAAAACTATTAGGAAACGCTCCGGTGCGTATTGCCTTATTATCTACATTATTTTCTTCAATCAAAGAGTTTTTAAGCGGGTGCATTTGAACCGTCCTGCCGATAACTTCCTTCCTCATTAGTGTTTGTTTTCTTGCGTCATAACTATCATACATCGGGTGCGTTGAAGCGTCATCTACTCCATTATTTATTTTTAAAAGACATTTCCAAGCAAGATAAAATACCACAACATTGGGGTCGGGCAATACTATTGTGTCTGAGTCGTTAATTATTGGTTGCGGTGCTATGTAATAATCTAAAATTCCTTCACGAAGAGTGTATGTTGAACCTAAAACTGGATAAAAATAAAGATACCCGCCAAAAGTAGTCCAATAAGTTGGCATACCAAGAGAAGCCCCCTGAAAAACATCTTGTCCGGCAGTATTTGTAGTGGTTGAAACTGAATTTAATGTTAAAGAATTACCAGTAACCGCAGAATATCCATAAATGTTTGCTCCGATATAAATTGAACCTCCATTCGGGTCAAAGTTTGAAGCGTCTGTTAAAGTAATTGAAGCGTCCGAAACATTTATATTACTCGCAAGAGTAGTATGAGCCACTCCTTGTATAATTTCGTTCCATTTCTGCTTATCAATCCATACCAAATCGTCCATTGTGCCTATATGAAAGTTGTAAATAGATTTATTAGTATTCTGGTCATCAAGATTTGCCGGAACTGCCACTCGCCACTGTCCTGTTGAAAGTTGTCCTAACGAATAATCAAACACTTGCATAAAACTCCACCTCTTGTATTCTCTTAAAACTTCCATTTGGCAGTTGTTAATCTCATTAAAACAAAAAGTATCTGTTAAGAGTTCAGATGTCTGTTTGTTAATCATACCGAGTGCATTGTCTATAATCTGTCTGGCAGAGTTTATGGGATAACCGCCCGTAGGAATGGGGTCAGAGTATCCCGTTACAGCAGAGTTAATAGTGTTCTTAAATCTTGCAAAATAAAATCCTATTGAACCAACGGTATCATTATAAATTGTATTAAGAGAATCAACTTGAACCGGAATGGTGGCGAGAACTGTTTTTGTTCCTGTTGTGGTTAATGCGGTTGAAAATTCTATTTGGTCATAATCTAAAATATAAATTGGAGTTCCCGATGAATGAGGAAATAGAGTGTTGGTCGCAGTAGTAATTGTAGTTACTCCTCCGGTGGTTGAAGTAGATGTTGTTTTTATTAACTCTGTTCCCTCATTTCCCAACTCCCCCACCATTATAATCTGCGGACTTGCAACAAAACCAGTTATATTTTTGATTATAAGCGAAGTTACATTATATGCAGTATCTTGTGTCAAAAAAGACACAATCGGTGCTTGCAATAATGTTAAATTTTCTACCGTAACTTTGTTATTAGTTGCCATTTTATTTACCCTTATTAATTCTCGGCTTAATTGATTTTATTGCTTTTATTATCGGTCTTATCAATCTTTCCCAGAAAGAAGTTAAAACTACTAATCTTGACGCTCCATTTGTTATGTTATCTGATAGAGTTCTGTAATAAGTTGCTAACCTTGTTAAACTAACATTTCTGCTTGCCCCCACCATTATATTATCCGACAAAGATTTTATATGAGTAGTTAAATATCCTAATACCGCATATCTTCCAGCTCCATTCATTATACTATCTGATAAATTTCTAAATAGTCCTTTTCCAACAATAGCCAATCTTTGGGGCGTTGCTCCGTTCATCAAATTATCCAAAAGACTTGAACTGTAAACAGTTCTTGTTTGTCCATCATAGGGGTAATAGTCGTAGTATGTATCGTCAAACATATAATTTGTTTGCCATATTTATTTAATTAGTTTAATTTTGTTGTTAAGGGGTTAGGGGGCTAATAAGAAGGATTTATGTAATAATTATTTCCAGCTGATAAATCATAGGAAATTATAAAGTTTTTAACATAAACCGTTGTAGATGAAATTCTTGCGTAAATTTGAATTTTATCAAATGGATTTACAGAAATATCTTCTGTTGCTTGTGTAGTATAATTCCCAGTACTTTCAGCTCTTTCAGTTCCTACTGCAACTCCATTTACATAAATTCTACCATTGCCAGTCCAACTAACATTTCCTTTTAAATCAAAAACCACTCTTATTGTTCCACCAAAAAACACAGTGGTTTCTTTTATTTTGGCATAAGTGTTTGAGCCAGTACTTCTTTCTGTGCTACTACTCACTTTCGCATTAGCAGAAGCCGTTGCGACTTGATTTAATGAAATTCCCACTATTCCCGTATCCACATAAGTCTTAACTGCTTTTTGAGAAGGATAAAGTGTATCTGATGTTCCCAATGTAGTTGTCGTGTCTAAATTAGCGGTAAGTTGCCTTGCATTTATAGCCGACTGCATTTCTGTAATACTCGTTGCAGTAACTCTTAACTGGACTGCTACGCCTGCTGTGTGAGAGGCGGCAGAAGTTCCACCATAACCACGACCCGAAGCATTAACCGTTAAAGTATCGGTTGACCTTGAATCAATCAAAATCCTTTCATTTTCAATAGTGATAATGAAATTAGTTGAAGGAAACAACGCACCATCTCCCGTATTAACAACAATAGATAGTCCACCACTTGTTATAGTGGTTGCAAGGGTTGTTGTCGCCCTGTCTGTTACATTAAGAAATGTTGTCATAATTTTTTAATTACAAATTAACTGTCCAAGAAATTGAAAGTTGGTCGTTTGTTGCCATTACTGCACTTGCAGAAAGGTTTGCTTCTACAAACAAGTTCCCCGTTGAAACCGCATCAAATAAAGCCGCTGAAACCACCGTTGTCGCTCCACCAGTAAGAGTAAATACTTTTGTTATCGTATAAGAAGCCGCCCCATCTAAAACAGACGGAGTGCTATAACTTCCAGCCGTTCCCAATACTCTCCCTAATCCCGATACCGAAGTTTCTCCTGTTAGCGTTGTATCTGTTTTTACAGGTGTTAAACTTGATGTTGATAATGCGATATAAAGCGGTGGCAATGGCGTTGTAATTGAGTTTTGAGCCGTCCCAGTAATCAAAGAAGCAATTAAATCTGCTCCTTTATTTACACGAGAGTTGTAAGAAAAACTTTTCCTCAAAACTTTTCCATTTCTGATATGTTTTGCCTCAACCCTGTTTATTCCTTTAATTCCTAAATTAAACTTAATTTTTTTAATGAATTGCCCAAGTTTTGTATATTCAAATGGCAATTTTGTTTTTAATGTTTCCATATTATTTTATTGTTTAAATATATGTTTTTTACTATGAATTTTCTAAATACTTAATCATTGCTTCTAATATCTCAATGTTGTCTCTTGCCATTCCCAATGCGGTATTACATTGATGACATATCCAACCCCTAAACTTACCTGTCTTATGGTCGTGGTCAAAATATAGTTTTCTATTAAGATTTTCTTCCATAATTCCACATATTTCACACCTATCTGGTTTTGGTCTCAGAGGATGTTTTTTCATATAGTCCAATTTTCCACCTTTCCAATTTGGATGCTTATCTCCTTCTTTTTCATACATTGGATTATTATTTCCTTTTTGAAAACCAGCTATATTTCCATCTTTTGAATACCATTGTATTTTTTGAAAACTTATTTTTTTCTTATGATTTTCAGTTTTAGGTTTGTGAAAATTAGAAGTGTCTTTAATTTTCCAATGCTTACCTAAGGCGATTTTGTTACCTTTTTGAAAACCCCTTAATCCTTTTGGCATAAACTATTTATGTTTAACTTTATGAAGGCGAAGTCCATTGGCATTCTTGCCAACAAACTCGCATTTATCACACTTGTTTATCGCTTTATTTGCCTCTACAACAGGTTTTACCTCAGAAGATGTAATCTCGCCTGTTTTTGTGTTTATCGTTCCTGACCCCTCAATGGTTGCAACCTTAATCTCAATTCCACTCGCATCTGATTTAACTTCCACTTGAGGTTTCAAACCTGCTCGTCTGTCGTCAAGGATTTTTTGCCATTTTAATTCTTCCTCCTTTGAAGTTATATCTGGGACATCAATGGTTTTTATTTCCATTTTAGGAGGATTTTGTGCGTCTTTTAGAGATATAACTGCCTGTAAAAGATTTTCTTCTTCTTTATTGTGAACATCTACTAATCTCAGCTTTGCCACGTTCATCTGTAACAATTCTTCTTTTGTTGGAAATGCCATAAGTTTATAAGTTTAATTTTAACCTTTTGCCTCTAATATAACTGAATACGAGTCTGTTCCTGTTATGGTGGCAACCACTCTAACATAAGCGTAAACCGGAGGAACTATTGCTAACTCTGATGAAGTAGATGTAATTGTTTTTGAAACTACCGAAGTTCCGGTCGCTGTTGCTTTTGAATCTAAAAATGCTATTCCCGTTACCCAATTTACTCCATCATTAGAAGCATCTATTGTGAAAACTCCACTTCCTGAATGATAACTATTACAAATGAACTGAATTGATACTAATTGCCTTTTGCTTACATCAAATGCTTGCGATGTTGCTGTTGCTGTAATAGCATCGTGCATTTTTACTTGGTCCGTATAAGTTATTCCCATATTATTTTGTTTCTTCTTTAATTACTGCTTCCTCCACTTTTGGAGTTTCAACCTGTGGCTGGACTGGAGCTGGTTGCTGTTGTCTTGCAATTTCTTGGTTAATCATTTTTAAATTATTAACCGCTGTTTCGCTTATTAAAAGCTGGTCGTAAGCCATTGCTTTTAATTCTTGAATACTTAACTTTGATAAATCTATTGTCATTTTTTTTTATTTAATTAATAATTTTTTGTTAAGCTACTCATCTCTGCTGGCATCACAAGTACCAGAAGAGTAAGTAGCCTAAGCTACTACGAAGTATGTAAACGATGGTGTCGCAGCGTAAACTCCGCCTGCTGGCCACGTTAATACGAATGTTGTTGCTGTCTGTGTTACTATAGGTGGAGTATTTATTCCCCCTGCAGCTGCATTTGCCGCTTCAACTGTTACGAATTTTGGAGCTGTTGTGTAAGTTCCATTAAAAGTAATAGTCAAAACTGTTCCTGACTGCGGTGTTCCGGTTGTGGTAATTGTTCCGCAAGTATCTGTTGAACCTGCAGTAATTGCACAAGCTGAAATACCAGTTGAGTTAGTTCCGATAGTAGGTGCAGTTGTCTGTGTTGAAATCAAATGTCCGTTAAGACCGACTCCAAAGACTTCTGTTGTGCCATCTGATACTGAAATGTATCTTCCAGTTGTCAGCGTGGCTGCTACTGCCTGAACTTTCAATGCTGTACCAGTTGTTAAACCCGTACCAAGAATCCTTGCTACAATACCTGCTGTTGAAGTTGTAGATGAAATATCTACGAATCCAACCGTGGTTGTAGTAAAGTTTCCTGTTGCTACAAATGAAATTGCTCCATTAGTAGCTAAAAGACCAGCCGTTGAAGAGGTTGCCCTTATCAACGAACCAGAAGTTAATCCAGTTGTTGATATTACTGAAATTCCAATACCTGTTGTCATTGCACCGGCTGTGATTGTTGCCAATCCAGTTCCTGTGTATGCACCAGATGTTACTACTGTTAAGCCTTGACCTGCGATACTTGACCCCAAGTCTGCTTTTAATAGCGAACCACCCGTTGTTAAAGCTGAGCCTGCTGTTACTACCAAACCTTTTCCACTCGTTAAAGCTGTTGCTGTAATCGCAGCCAAAACTCCTGCTGTTGAGGAAGCTCCATTTATTAAGAGCAATCCTGTTCCAGCATAGTCTCCGGAAGTAATCGCAACCAAGCCATTACCAGCTGTTCCTGCGGCTAAATCTGCTTTAATAGCAGCTCCGCCAGTGGTAAATGTGCCTGCTGTTGTCAGAACCCTAAAAGAATTTCCTGTGGTTGTAGCTGTATCTGTAACCGATGTTGGGACAGTAAATGCCGCAGAATTGAAGGCTG